AACTAAGGATAAATAATGGCAACCACAGTAATCACAGGTCGCGATATTTCTCTATCTTTCACAGGTGGAACAGATATCGAAGCCCAGGCACTATCAGCAGTCCTAACAAAGACTAACCTTCGCGAGACATACCAGACTCTCGACGGCGAGGCTTACAAGACAACTAACACCGAGGCTTCTTTTGCTCTTTCAATGCTCGCAGACTGGGGTAAGACTTCTTCAGTATGTGAGGCTCTTTGGGCTGCGGCAGAAGCACCAGATACAACAATTTCAGTAACTCTTACAGCGGCAACAGGCGCTCAGTTCGTATTCCCAATTCTTCCTGAATTTCCAACTGCAGGCGGAGCCGGAACAGATGCACAGACTGTAGACTTTACTTTCAAGGTAGCAAATGGGACTGTCACAGAGACATTCTCCTAAACAATAAAAACGGGAGCAAACAATGCAACAACAAATAACAATTAAATACGTAGACGGAACCGAAACCACTTACCTGGTTCGTCCACCTGATTACGCCAAATGGGAAATGACCACTAAAAAGGTTATCTCTCAGTTTGGCGGCATGTGGGACATTCTTTATGTAGCGCACTCAGCGATGAAGCGCGATGCAGGCGGCAAGCCAACCAAGACACTAGATGTCTGGATGGAATCGGTCGCAGATGTCGAAGTAGGTGAAGGAGACCCAAAAGTCATCCAAGAGGAAGCGTAAGCCGACTCTTAGTTGAACTAGCACTAGCCACACAAATTCCAATGGAACACTGGCAAAGTGCCGAGGATATTCTTACGGCAGTTGAAATACTAGAGGAGCGTAATCGTGGCAGATGAAGTAATCGCCTTCGATAAGACGGAACTTAGACAGGTATTCAAGGCTTTAAAGAATATGGGTGAAGAAGCCAACGAAGAAGCCAAGCGTCAGTCAGGCGCTTTGGCTGAATTCGCTAGAGATGAAGTTATCCAGACAGCCGGAAGCCTACAGAGCAATAAGGTCGCGGGACGTATTGCTCAAGGGTCAAGGGTTAAGAAGTCAAGCCGCATAGGCGAGATTACTTACGGGTTCGCTTCCCAGAAGTTCTCAGGTGGTGCAACTACTCGAGACATCTGGGGCGGCTCGGAGTTTGGTTCTAATAAGTATAAGCAGTTCCCCGTATGGTCAGGCCGTCAAGGCAGAGGCTCTAAGGGTTGGTTTATCTATCCGACACTGCGCAAGATTCAACCGCAGATAGTCGCCAGATGGACTGAGTCATTCGATAAGATTCTGAAGGAGTGGACATAATGGCTACAGGTACTAGAGCGTTAACGCTCAAACTTCTTGCCGACGTCGATAACTTTACAAAGAACTTAGACAAGGCGGATAAAGATGTCTCATCTTTTGGCGACAAAGTTTCAAACTTTGGGAAAAAGGCTGGCTTGGCTTTTGCAGCCGCCGGTGCAGCGGCCGCAGCCTACGCAGGTAAGTTGGCTATTGATGGAGTTAAAGCAGCCATTGAAGACCAAGCGGCACAAGAAAAATTAGCGGTTACTTTAAAAAATGTTACCGGTGCTACAGATGCTCAGATAGCGGCCACTGAAGATTACATTACTAAAACATCTTTAGCATTTGGTGTTACAGACGATGAACTTAGACCATCTTTAGAACGCCTAGCGCGAGCCACTGGAAGCGTAGAAAAAGCACAAAAGTTACAAACTGTAGCCATTGACACCGCCGCCGGTTCAGGAAAATCACTAGAATTAGTTACCAACGCTATGGCAAAGGCCGCAGAAGGCAATACTGCCGCTTTAGCAAAACTAGGTATAGGGCTTTCATCGGCTGAATTAAAGACCATGAGCATGGAAGAAATTACTGCCAAATTAGGTGATACTTTTGAAAATCAGGCAACAACTAAAGCCAACACATTCCAAGGAAAACTAGATAGATTAAAAATAGCCTTTGATGAAGGCAAGGAAACCGTCGGCGGTTACATACTTACGGCTATAACTCCTATGGTTGAACTTATTGTAAAAAAGGTAATTCCTGCAATTCAAGACTTTACAAGCAATCTTGATGAAAAACTTGCTCCAGTTATGAGAATAATTCGACCTGTAATTGATGGCTTAAAAAATGCTTTTAATTCTATTAAAGATTCTATAGTTGAAAACAGAGACGAATTAGACCCACTTTATAAATTATTTGGAAAAGTTAAAGACTTTATTGAAGATTTTTTAGCACCGGCGTTAGGTAAAACTTTAGGTTTTGCTTTTAAAGCAGTTGGTAAAATTATTGCTGAAATTATTGACCAATTTGCGGATTTTGTAAGCAAAATTGAAAAGATTTATAATACTATAAAAGACATCATTGATGCTATCAAGGGCGCTGGTTCTGCGGTAGGAAACTTCTTCTCTGGGGCTTCTTATAGCGGCGCTCAATCACCAGCGGCTCCAATGGCTCCGGCTCCAATGGCTCCGGCTCCAGCGCCTTCCGTTCCTCGCTATATTTATGCTAGCGCAGGCAGCACCAATATTACAGTCAATGGAGCAATCGACAGCGAGTCAACTGCTCGTCAAATTGTAGGACTTCTTAATGACTCCTCAGCCCGTGGCACTTTGGGCGGTTCGGCTCTGTACATAGCATGACCGCCTGGACTCCAACCTATAAGGTATTAGTTAATAGTGTCGAAATAACCGATGTAACTATTGCCAACCTAACCATTACCTCAGGCCGCACAGATATCTATGAACAACCTGTGGCCGGATATTGCCAACTACAACTAATTAATTTTAATAACTCAAGTTACAACTTTACAGTGGGAACCTCAATCACAGTCGAGGTAACTGACTCATCTGGGACTTATGTGCCTATCTTCGGCGGCAGAATCTCAGACTTCACAATTTCAGTAAATAAAGCCGGAAGCCTGGGATATACAACCGCCTGCACAATTACCGCGCTTGGCGCTTTATCTAAACTTCCAAAGATTATCGATAACGCCGTCCTTTCAACCGACCAAGACGGCGACCAAATTTATACCCTTCTTTCGCAATACCTTTTAGGCTCATGGAATGACGTTCCGACCTCAGAGACTTGGGCTACCTATAACCCTACTGAAACTTGGGCTAACGCAGTAAATATCGGACTTGGGGACATTGACCGACCAGGCGACTACGAAATGATAGCCAGGTCATCCTCACCTATTGACCTTTACTCAATCTGTTCTGATATTGCTAATTCTGCTTTTGGCTATCTTTATGAAGACGCTAACGGCAATATTGGTTACGCGGATTCGACTCATCGACAGGACTACCTAGCGGCCAATGGCTATACGACTTTAGATGCAAACCATGCCAATGGCATAGGACTATCGGCTACAACTCGAGCCGGAGACCTTCGGAACTTTTATCAGTTGACTTATGGAACAAGTGGCAGCGGAAGTTACACAGCCCAGGACACCGACAGTCAATCGACCTACGGCGTCTATGGTGAGTCTTTTACATCTCGAATTAAAAACGCCGGTGACGCTGCAAACCTAGCCGAAAGATATATTGACCTTAGGGCTAACCCATATCCTAAATTCCAGGCTATTACTTTTACTCTAGGAAACCCAGAAATCGACGACTCAGACCGAGATGCTTTACTGAACATTTTTATGGGTCAACCAGTCTGGATTCAGAACCTTCCCGGAAATATCACAGATGGGTCTTTTCAAGGTTATGTAGAAGGCTGGACGTTTAGGGCAAGCCTAAACAACCTAAGCGTGACATTTAACGCCACACCAATAAACTTCTCCCAAGTTGCTGTAAAATGGGAGCAGGTAAACGCAGCCGAGACTTGGAACACTCTAAGTCCAACACTTACATGGATAAACGCGATAGGAGTCGTAGCCTAATGGCAACAACCACAACAAACTTTGGCTGGGATATTCCTCAGTCGACAGACCTAGTAAAGGATGGCGCTACAGCCATCGCTGCGCTTGGCCAAGATATTGATACAGCCCTGGTCGACCTAAAAGGCGGCACAACAGGCCAGGTGTTAGCCAAGGCTTCAAACACAGATTTAGATTACTCATGGGTAACACAAGATGACGCAAATGCTATTCAAAATACGCAGTTGACGGCTAAGGGTGCTTTAATATCGGCAGTTTCCGCTGGCACTCCAGCAACCTTAACAGTAGGCACAAATAACCAAGTTCTTACTGCCGATTCGACAACAGCCACAGGTCTCAAATGGGCTACACCGGGCGCTGCAAAGGTCTTGCAAGTTTTATCCACTACTAAGACCGACACGTTTACAAGTACTTCAACATCATTTACCGATATCACAGGTCTTAGCGTTTCCATTACTCCATCTTCTGCCACAAGTAAAATTTTAGTTCTTTACAACGTAAGCGGAGCGCAAGAGACTGGACAGTTGGCTCTTTCAAGACTTATGCGAGATTCTACACCTATCAATATTGGTAACGCTGCCGGTTCTCGAAATCAAAGCGCTTCTGATTTAATCTCCGCAGGTTCAGTTACAGTATCTACACCAGTTTCAGGTTCATTCTTAGATTCTCCGGCAACAACTTCAGCAACAACTTATAAATTTCAAGGTGCCATAACAACAGGAACCTTTTATGTAAACCGCTCCGAAAGCGACGTAGACAATTTTTATCGTTCTCGTACAGTTTCGACAATCACAGTTATGGAGATAGGCGCATAATGGACTACACACTCATTCTTAGAGAAAAGTATGCCGGTTCAGAATGGACTCTAAACGGCGACGATTACGAGGGTTTGACCTGGCTATCAGACTCAAAGAAGCCTACAAAGGCTGAACTAGAAGCACACTGGGATAGCCTCAAAACTTATTGGGAAGACAAGAAGGCACAAGCCGATGCCGACAGAAATTCTCTTATTGAAAAGTTAGGCCTTACTGAAGCAGAGGCAAATCTTCTTATTCTTAAGAGTATTTAACAAAGAATGAAGGCAATACTTTGCAAAGCGGGTCAACAACTACGCGAACAGTTCGATGATAGTTTTCCAGACCGAGATAGAACCAGCGACGGGTGGGTCGCAGATGCTCGCCATGTCGCGGGTGGTAAGTCTGACCATATTCCAAGCGCTGATAGCGGCATCGTTAGGGCAATCGATATTGACCGAGATGTATCTGGTAAAGCGAAACCAGACCTCATGCCTAATATTGCTGACCAGATTCGACTCTGTGCCAAGGCCGGAGATAAGCGCATCTCGTACGTCATATTCAACGGTCGCATCGCATCGCCTCGCATGGGCTGGCGCTGGCGAAAGTATTCGGGAGTCAATCCTCATAACCATCACTGCCATATTTCTTTCCATCCAAAAGGCGATACAGATAGTTCGTTTTTTAATATCCCAGCGTTAGGCGGAAAACTATGAACATGAAGCATCCAGCACTAGTAGCGGTAGGGGCCTTCCTTGCAGTATGGGGAACTACTTCTAACTTTGAACTTAACTACCGTTCAATCTTGGGCGCAGTTGTCGCAGGCGTATTCGGATACGCAACGCCTAAGAAATGACAGCGGTGGACTTGGCCGCCTTTGGCGTCGCCATAATCTCAATCCTTGGCGGGGTAGCGGCTTACGTCCAGTTCATGATTAAGCATTATCTATCAGAACTAAAGCCCAACTCAGGCTCAAGCATTAAAGACCAGGTATCTCGACTCGAAGCGCGTGTCGATACAATATTAGAGATGCTACGTAAGTAACACTTATCCTATGGCTAAGAAAAAGGTCATAGACCTAGATACGTATTCCGCGCTAGACGCTTACTGCATCGGTATGCACGTCTATTACACCAGCCTTCGCCGCGCCGGTTTCTCCACCGACATGGCTTTTTGGCTTTTACTAGACCGTGAATCTTATCCAGACTGGATTCTTCCATCTATCCCTAACAAAATCGATAACTTACCCTACGAGGACGACGAAGAGGACTAAATGGCAATAAAAAGAATTGCTTGGGTATCAGATATTCAAGCACCTTTTTTTCATGAAGCGGCAGTCAAAAATCTAGGAAAGTTTCTTAAGGCTTACAAGCCTCATCAAACAATTTGCATAGGCGATGAAATCGACCTTCCGATGCTGGGAGGTTTTGCCCAGCCATGGCAAGAGGTGGAAGGCAACATCGACGAAGACCGAAAACTAACTTTAGAGATTCTTGAGTATCTTGGAGTCACAGACGTCGTAGGTTCTAACCATGGCGCTCGTGTATACAAGTCTTTATCTCGCAGACTACCTGCGTTTATGAACCTTCCCGAATTGCGTTACGACAAATTTATGGGTTACGACAAGGCCGGTATTCGCTACCATCCCAATGGCTTTGACTTTGCTCCAGGCTGGCATACATGCCACGGAGACGCCTTCCCACTATCAAATAAGCCGGGACAAACGGCCTTAAATGGCGCTATGCGCATGGGTAAGTCAATTGTCTCGGGTCACACGCACAGACTGGGTTTATCAGCCCATTCTGAGGCCTCGGGAGGCCGATACGGGCGTATTGTGTGGGGTGTTGAGGTAGGAAACCTAGTAGACCTTTCTAGCCCAGGTATGGGCTATACCAAGGGTTATGCCAACTGGCAGATGGGTTTTGTCGTAGGAACTTTACATGACAAGCGCTTCACACCTGAACTTATCCCTATTGACCCTAAGGATGGGTCGTTTATTTACCAGGGAAAACGTTATGGATGATTTGAATATTGACATCAAGCGCACAATCGATGACCAGGTTGACACCACAGAATTGTTACCATTTCGTTATCAAAATATGCTGGTCGATGTAGAACTACCGTTGTAAGGTTCTCTTAAGAGGTTGGAAATTCCAGCCAAAGGGAGACCAATGACATTTTTACAGTTAATCCTTTTAGCATCACATGGGCTAGTTGCAATTATCTTTTACACCCATGGAAAAAATGAAGGAAAAATCGAAGGCCGTATTGAAGAATTCCAGAGAGTTAACGGATGAACGCCGGTGATTACCTCAGTGAAGCCCGAGCAGTTATCCAAGACCGTGGAATGGATTACGGACACCCGACAGACAATATGTCTAGAACCTCACGCTTATGGTCTGCATACCTCGAAATGCCGGTTACTGACTACCAAGTGGCTATGTGTCTGGCGTTGGTCAAGGTCGCAAGAAGCATGGAAACTACAAAGGTCGATAATTACATCGACGGAGCAGCGTACTTTGCTATATCAGGACAATTAAGGACTGAGGAGAACGAACTATATGTTTGATTTATCGCAATATGAAACAGTCGACCAGAGATTAGAAAAGTTTTGGGCTAAGTATCCTGACGGAGCAATACTTACAGAATTGGTAGCGCACAAAGATGATAGATTTATTTTTAAGGCAAGCATCTATAAGACTTTTGCGGACCCTATACCGTTTGCCACTGGGTTCGCTGAGGAAATCGTTAGCGGTAGAGGTGTCAATTCTACTTCTGCGTGTGAGAACTCGGAGAGTTCGGCTATTGGTAGAGCGCTTCACACGGGTGGTATTTCAAAACACTCAGAAGGAAAACCTAGACCAAGCGCTGAAGAAATGAGCAAAGTAGTTGCAGCATCTAAAGTAAAGGCTAACATCGAACAGGTAAAGGCTAAGATGGCTCAGACTGCTACCGAATATATTCCAGTGCCAAAGGAAGAAGACCCATGGACAGTTGCACCTGCGTCACCCGTTTCTACTATGGAGAGCGCAGTAGAGATGGTGAAGTCTACCCTGGGTGCCACAGCGGTGGACGAGAGTTGCATCCATGGAGCCCGAATCTGGAAGACCGGGACAAGTAAAGCAGGCAAGCCTTGGGGACATTGGAAATGTAATGTCTCTCGACAAAACTTTACAGATGAGCCATGCGACCCAATCTGGTATGAGATAAGCGCAGACGGTAGTTGGAAGCCGCAGGTTAAACGCTAATGGGACACCTACAGTTTCTAAACCAAGACGGCGAATGGGAAACATTTCCGAGCCCAGAGCAAGAAGCCAATTTAAGAGCCAACGCAGAGGTGTTGGAAGAATTAGGCTATAAGTTAATCTGTCAGTTATGTAATCAATTTCCTAGCGCAGTGCAGATTAAAGACCGTTACCAAAAACAAGAATGGACATGCGAAAAGTGCCACACAATAAATTCTGCGGGCAAGGCATAACCTAATCGATGCCAAGTCAGAGCAGAAAACACCGAGGCTTTCGGACTGAGCGAGTGGTTGCAACCTATCTCTCGCAATGGTGGAGAAGCGCGAGCGTCGGCAGAGGGTCAGGCAAAGACATATTCGGCGTACCTTTCGACGTCGAAGTAAAGGCAAGGTCGAAGTTAGATTTTCTGGCATTTATCAAACAGGTGGAGAAAAGAGCGGCGGGTCATCGGGAACTGCCGTTCGTGGTGTGTCGTATGAATGGCCAAGGTGAGGATGCGGGTTCGTATCTTGCTTTCATGCGGTTTCAAGACCTGGTTGATTTAATGTTGAAGGCAGGTTACGGCGAAATACAGAAAGATTCTGTAGAATTAGAGCCTGAGAGATGCGCACAATGCGGCTCCTGGAAGATAAAGGAAGTCCCATGCAGGACGTGTACTAATGCCGATTTATGAATTTCAGTGTGTTTCAGATGACTGTGAGGCCAATCTGAGGTACGAAAAGGAGTTGTCTATCCATGAACCACATAAAGTTATATGCCAGTTCTGTCATTCAGACATGGCAAAAATTTACTCAGTACCTAACATCCAGTTTAAAGGTAGTGGCTTTTACTCTACTGACCAGTAACTTAAGAAACGCCGGTCTGACCAGCACTTTTAGATTTGTATTTGACAGGCCTGGTACTCTACAGGCTAGAGCCCATCAAGGGCTCACACCGGGCCGCCTGCGGTTAGCCCGGGGGGTAGCCTTCGTTATTGGGATATCTCTATCTATTCCTATGGCTAGTGCAGATAGTGGCTCAATAGATGCCATTACTCCAAGAGAATACGTAAGACTTGCATTACCTAAGAAAGAAGCAATATGTTTATCAAGACTTATAGGTAAAGAATCTGCTTGGAACCCAAAGGCGGTAGGTAACCTATCAAGCCCTACTAAGCAGTATGTTTATGGATTACTACAGTTAAAGAATCCTATTATTAAGGACAAAAGCCCAATCGAACAGATACACTTTGGCTTACGTTATATTGACCATAGATATGATGGTGATACATGCAAAGCATGGGAGCATTGGAAAGATAAAGGATGGCACTAATGCGTAGACTATTGTGCTACATCTTCAACCATGACTTAACCTTCTATTCTCATGAAGGTATCTATTACGCTTTATGCCACAGATGTAACAAGAGTGTGTATGTCCAGTCTTAGTAGCAAGGGTAGTACTGCTCAATGGAGAAGAATACGAGAGCAGATAATCCGTAGAGATGGATGCTGCCAGATGTGCGGGACAGAGGAACGCCTAAGCGTTGACCACATCGTGCCTAGGATTCATGGTGGTGATGACAACCCATCGAACTTACAAACGCTTTGCTCTAGTTGCAATAGTGTTAAGGGGGGTAGGCTTTTTGATAGGCCTAAGACACCCCCGACCCTTCCTGTATCTTTTTACCCCGAAAACGCCTCAACAAGTCATTATCGGCTTGAATCGGATGAGAACTAGTCATGACGACTCAAAACGGCTCTATCGGGCTGCAAACGGCTGAGGTAGGGGTAACAGAACTGCGTTATGGGTCACAAACCCCCAGAATCAGGTCTAAGCCTAGTGATTTGCCTACTAGAGGCAATGAAATGATTCAGTTCTGCATTGATATAGGCTTTCCGCTCTTACCTTGGCAGGAACAGTTGGCTAGAGACTGCCTACGATACAAGCCAGACGGACGTTGGCTACATCCACTTATAGGAATCATGCTTCCGCGTCAACAGGGTAAGAGTACGTTCATGGCGCTTAGAATCCTTTTTGGAATATATGTTCTAGGCGAAAAGATGCACCTGGCAACAGCGCATAAGTTAACTACGTCGTCTGAAATCTTTTATAAGGTATCTGAGATTATCGACGGGTCTCAATTACTGCTAGATAACTTTGCTAAGAAGTATGAGTCCAAGGGTTCCCAGGAGATTCGGTTTAAGAATAAGGCTAGATATCTAATCAGAGCCGGAAACTCTGCGGCTCGCGGTATTGCAGCCCCTGACGTAATTCATATTGACGAATTGCGTGAGTTCGATACCGAGGACGTCTGGTCATCCATGCGATTTACCCAAATGTCCAACCCAAACCCGCAGGCTTATGTCTATTCCAACGCGGGACACGCCAATTCGGTTTTATTGCATAAATTTCGTGAACGAGGACTAGCAGCCAGTGAAGGCGCAGAGGATTCGATAGGCTGGTTCGAATGGAGCGCGGAACCGGGCGCTGAAATAACTGACAAAGAAGCCTGGTATCAGAGTAACCCGTCCCTAGGCCATACCGTTCATGAGGACAATATCAAGGATAGCCTTTCTGACCGTGAAGATATATTTAGAACCGAAATCCTTTGCCAGTTCGTTTCAATGATTAACCCGGTTATCTCCGAAGCCGAATGGAAGAAATGCAAGGTTGAAGACCTTCCGCAATTAGATGTCGAAAAAGATACCTGGATGGCAATAGACCTAAGCCCAGATAGAAAACACGCGTCATTAGTAGCCGGTCAAAGAATTAGCCAAGAAAAGTTTATGGTCAGCCTTCTTCATACGTGGTTTAACCCAGTTAATCTAGACGATAAGGAAATGGCCAACGATATTGCTTACTGGGTTCGTAAGTTTCCAGTTAACGCCGTGGCCTACTCAAAATCGACAGCCTCAGCGGTTGCAGCGCGTCTATCACCTGCCGGAATTCCTATTCATGAAGTTTCAGGCCAGGAATACCAACAATCATGCGACGAATTTGTCTCTGCGGTTTCTAGTCTTCGCCTTGTACACTCTGACCAGGAAGAATTGACTAAGCAAGTTTTAAGCGCCGTAAAACTAACTCGAGGCGATGGTGGTTGGGTTATGGGTCGTAAGGCTTCAGGTATTGTCTGTGGTGCAGTAGCAGCGGCGATGGTTACTCACTTTGCGACACGCGCCGAATCTGAAGTAGACATACAGATAGGGTAATGTCCAGACAATAGCGTATAATATGTCCAATGGGAATCCGGGACATTTTTACATCATCAAAGCCTGCGGTCGAAGTTACAGTCGACGCTGCGTCTACCCCTGCGCCGTTTAATAACACGGCTTCATTTAATCCTTTCGTATTTACTCAATCAGTAGCAAGCCGTCAACAAGCCATGGCGGTTCCGACTATTGCACGTGCTAGAAATATTATCTGCTCAACTCTTGCGGCTTTGCCACTAGAGCAGTATTCAAAGGTGAATGGTTCACACATGACCACACCGGCAGTAATTAACCAACCAGACCCACGTGTTCCTGGTTCTGCTATTTACGCCTGGCTCGCAGAAGATTTACTCTTTCATGGGGTTGGGTATGGTCAAGTTTTAGAGCAATATGGGGACACTGGAAGAGTTCGTGCATGGACTCGCGTAGCACCAGACCGAGTAACTACAAAATTAAATCATCTTCAAACTGAAATCGTAGGATATCAAGTCGACGGCTCAGTAGTTCCAACTCAAGGAGTAGGTTCTCTTGTAGTTTTTTATGGCCTAGACGAAGGTTTACTAAACCGAGCAGGCCGCACAATTCGCGCCGCTCATGCACTAGAGCAAGCCGCAGAAACTTTTGCTAAGGAGCCAGTACCACTACAGGTTCTAAAGTCTAACGGTACTAATCTTCCGGCAGAACGTATTTCTAAACTTCTTGAATCATGGAGAACAGCGCGACTTACAAAATCTACTGCGTTCCTTAACGCGGATGTAGAATTGCAGGCGTTAGGCATAGACCCAGCCAAATTGCAACTGAACGAGGCTCGTCAATATGTTGCGCTCGAGTTAGCCCGCGCCTGCAACCTTCCTGCATACTTTGTCAGCGCTGAAACTACGAGCATGACGTACTCAAACAGCGTTTCGGAAAGGCGTTCTCTTATCGACTTCTCCATGAAGCCGATTTTAGCGAGCATCGAACAGCGTTTATCTATGCCGGATTTTTGCCCGTCAACAGGTGAGATTCGTTTCTCACTAGACGAATTCCTACGTTCCGACGCTTTGGCCCGCGCTCAAGTTTACGAAATTCTAAATCGCATCGGCGCTATGAGTGTCGAGCAGATTCAAGAAGAAGAAGACCTTATCGATAACAAGGAGAACACATGAAAATAACCATGCCATACGCTATTACAGCGGCGGATGCAGAGTCTCGAATTATCGCAGGCCGCATAGTTTCATGGAACGCTGAAGGCAATACCTCAGCGGGACGCACTATCTTTGAAAAAGATTCTATCAAGATGTCTAAGAACACAAAATTAGTTTTACAGCATGATGTTACAAGACCTTTAGGAAAACTAATTAGTTTTGAACAAGATGACACGGGCATCACAGCCGAATTTCGTATTGCCAAGACAACCGCGGGGAATGATGCTCTGGAAGAGGCAGCCACTGGACTTCGCTCAGATTTTAGCGTGGGTGTGGATGTTGAAGAGTGGGATAACAAAGATGGCGTGATGGCTATCAGTGCATCTAACTTAATCGAGGTCAGCCTAGTAACAGACGGCGCAATTCCCGGCGCAGAGGTCGCAAAAGTAGCGGCAGTAGAAAACGAAGTTTCTGAGACAACTCAGGAAGAAACACAATCAACCAATGAAGGAGAACAAGTGTCAGACACTACCGTTCCAGAAGTTGCTCCTGCCGCAGAAACGGTAGAGGCTGCAAAGGTTGAAGTTAAGGCT